CTTTGAAATATGCGTTAAATATTGTTGGAAAATTTATTAAAGTTTCAGTTGGAGCAGGTGGAGGAGGTGGAGGAGGTGGTGATGGTCCAGGTGTTAGCGGCGGAACTGGAGGTCGTGGAGGCGGAGGAATGATAATTGAAGTTGGTGGAGCATTAAATTTTACAACTACAAATGGGATAACTGTTGCTGGGAGCAATGGGATTGATGGAACAAGTAGTGGTAGCACTGGTGGCGGCGGTGGTGGCGGAGGAGGAGCAGGTGGAGTAGTAGCAATCATTTATAATACTTTAACAGCTAATACTGGAACAATCGTAACAACGGCTGGTTCTGGCGGAATTGGCGGGTCAGGGATAAATAATCCCACTGATTGGGGTGGTGGAGGAGGTAGTGGAGGAACAAATAGATATGTTTCTATTGCTGGTAATAATGGTTCTGGACCAAATGGCGGAAATGGTGGAGCAGGTAGTTCAGGAGATAGTTATATATTGGTTAATGAAGAATTTTAATTTATATAAATGACAAATATAATTTGGCAACAATGATTTACGAACAAAAGATAAATAATTTTTCAGGCGGAATGAGTGATGACCCGCGTGAGCAATCTTCCATTGTCGGTTCTTTAATCAAGAATTTTGATATTTTTAGCAACCGCTATAAACTTACGCCTCATCGTTCAACCGAAACCGATGAAAATGACGGCTCAACTGCAGACGGAATGAAACAATACGATGTCAGGCATTTTACGCTTGGTTCAAACGGAAAACTTTACGGATTGGGGAAAAACGCCAGTAGTCAGCCAAAAGTAGTGTCAAAAGCCGACCCGACAACGGGAAATTGGACTTTACCAGCCACAGCAGAAGGAAACGCCGCCAGAATACTTGGTTGTTTTATAGAATGGGCTGGGGCGTTTTGGTTCTTACAAGGAACTAATCAGGTGGCAAAATGGGTATTAGACAGCACGATTACCAATTCAGTGGCGACAATTGGTTCAACGATTATAACGACTGTTCAAGGACTTATATTCGGGGATAATCTTTTTATCGCTTACAACAACAAACTTATAAAGATTTCTTCCGTTGGAGCGGTTACGGACGATGTTACGCCCGCCTTGCCTTCGGATATGCGGATTACTTCGCTTGCCCGATACGGAAATTACATAATGATTGGAATGGCTTTTGGGACTTCGGTTACCGCTTCGCCCACAGGCAGGTCAATGGTTTATATGTGGGACGGCTCATCAACGACCGTATTTTCGGATATTATTGATTGGGGCGAAGGAGCTTTAATGTGCTTGGGAAATGTTGAGGGCAGAATTGTTGGAATAACCGATAAATATCTTTCGTCTCCTCTTGGACTTACAAGGGGTTCAATGATTATAAAAGTTTGGGCCGGAGGAATACCGGAAGTTTATAAAGAAATTGTCGCTAATCAAATTGTTACGCTCGGCAGGTTTCTAAACGAAGTTAAGGTAAAGGGTAATAAGATGTATTGGGTAGCTTCTATTCCTTTTGGATTAAGCACAGCGACAGAATCAACTTTTCATTTAGGAATATGGTGTTTTGGAAGAAAGAATATACATTCCGATTTTACTTTAAGTTTAGATTTCGTGGAAGAAGATATTGATACGGCTAATTACAAAATCAATTCTTTCGGTAATGCTGGCGATTATTGGTTTATAAATCACAGCGCCGATGGAAGTATTGAGAAAACCGATGATACGGCGAATTATACTCACACTTCAATTTATGAAAGCCAGATATTCAATAATGATGATTCGAGTGAAACGAAAAAATTAAATGGTGTAAAAGTATTCACCGCTCCTTTGCCCGCGGCGGGACAAGTGGTATTAAAATATCGCAAAGACGAAGAAACAAGCTGGACGACTATTTTTACACATACAACGGATAATAGCATTTCGCACGCCGCTATAAACATTGAAAGTTCAGGGGCAACGCTTCCGCAGTTTAAGGAAATTCAGTTTAGATTGGAAAGTCAAGGATTTGCGGAAATTACAGGTTTCAAAATGAAGTATGAAATTATTGATTTAGATATTTTTTAATGGCACAAGATATTCAGCAACAATTAAATAATTTAAAAAATGAAATTCAAGAATTGAGGTATATTTTAAGTCGTAAAACAGGATTGGGTTCGGCTGATATTAAGGGCAGAATAGTAGCTCCTTCAAATGTTGGCGGAAGCATATCAATAGGAACAGGCGATATAAATTCTGCTGGAATGTTTGCGGCGGGAGTAATAGACCAAACGGCTATCGGAGCAAATGCGGTGGGACAAAGCGAATTAAAAGATGAAACAGCCGATATTACAATTACAGGAACGAATACATCGGGGACAGCTTCGGTTTCAAGCGGTTCAATTCCAATAGGATATTTTCTAACTGCTTTTACAACGCCTGCGGCAAGTTATGTTCAATTAGTTGTGTCGGGAACTACATTGACAGCAACATTAAGCGTTGCTCCCGGAGCGGGAAATTCTATAAGTATAAGAATTATTTTATTAAAACCTTAAAACTATGGCATATACCAAAGATGAGTTATATTCAAAAGAATATGTTGACCAGATAAATACATCAGGTATGTCTATTGTTGGTTCTTCACCCGGAAGAGTACAGGAAGAATATAACAGAGCAATAGCGAGTGGTGTTAATCCTAATAAACTTAAAATGGATATCAAGCCAATCGTGCAACCAAGCGGTGAAATTACCCGTCCTATTGGCGATTATCCTCCAACTCAATTAACTGGTGGTGGATTATGGACAGGAACTGGAATAATGCCAATTACCGGAGCAAGCATTACGCCGGCCGCTGATTTATCTAAACAAATATCTGTCCCTTCTTATAATCCTGCTTATGACATAAGCAAGTTGGGAAGCGGTATTATGACATACGAAGAAGCGACAAGCGGAGATGCGGGAATTAAAACATATAAAGAAAGACAGGCAATTCAACCAACTGGATTAGCTCCCGAAGAAAGAAAAGCTCAAACGCTTTCGGAACGAATACAAGCATTAAACGAACAATTAACAGGACAATCAGCTTTTAGAGCGGGACAAGAGATTTCTCAAGATGTTTTAGGAAAACAAAGAACAGTTCTTGATTTAACATCTCAATTAAGAATTTTACAAAATGAAGCATTGGCGATTCCTTTACAACAAGCAGGCGTGAATGTGACTTCGGCAATGCTTGGAGCAAAGCAAAGAGAACTCTTAACTCAAAATTCCATTAAAGCTCTTGGTATTTCCGCTTTTTTGGAAGCGGCAAGAGGTAATTTAGCGTTAGCTTATGATTTAGTTGATAGGGCAGTGGCGGCAAAATTTGACCCGATGAAAGAAGAAATAGCAGCGAAAACCGCCAATTATAATTTAATTATAAAGAGTCCTGAATTTTCTTTATCTGAACAAAAAAGAGCGCAACAATTAAAAGATATTGAAACGGCAAAAAGTGCTGTAATAAAAAAACAAGAAATAGAAACAGAAAATATCTATAAAATAGGATTGGAAGCCGCTAAAAATGGAGCGAGCGCAATGATATTAAGGGATATAAATAACGCAAAATCTCCGCAAGAAGCATTAGAAATTGTGGCAAAAAGCGGAATTTATAAAAAAGAAATAAAACCAACTGGAATACTAACGCCGACATCAGAAATTATTACCACCCCAAGCGGAGAACAATTAGAATACGGCACGCCCGAATATATGATTGAAAGATTAAAACAAACTGCTGGTTCTAAAACAAAATTGGTAGCAAGTGAACGAGAACAACTTGGAAAATTCGCTAATGTTGTTGCCCTTACTGATAATTTAATGCAAAGTTTGGATAAAGCGACCAATGACCCAATTCTTGGTTATCTTAAATCATTAAATCCCTATGATTTTGATGCTCGGGCTGTTAATGCACAAGTAACGGCTCTTGTGCCAAGTGTAGCTCGGGCTTTATATGGCGAAGTTGGCGTATTAACTGATACCGACATTGAACGCTATCTTAAAACATTACCGAATATCCGTTCAACCACAGACCAAAATAAATTTATCGCGGCAATGACTTTATCTAATGCTAAAAGGGCTTACGAACAAACACTTCTTAATTCAGCTAATTCAGGCGTAAATGTGTCGGGATTTGTTGATAGTTATAAAAATTTAACTGATAGATTAACTAAAATAGAAAAAGATATTGGAGTTGGGAAAATAATCGGTGTTCCTGAAAATAAAGTAGCAATTTTTGATGAAGTTATTTCAAAACCACAAGGATATTGGTCTAATCTTTGGAATGCTATAATAGGAAAATAATATGCCTAAAATAACACAAGAACAATATGAAATAATGATTGGAAAAGGATTAACTTCGCAAGAAATTTCAAATATAGCTCAACAGAAAGGATATACAATTTCTTTTGATAAACCGCAAGCCGAAGGAATTATTAGCGGAATTAAAGAAGATATTGGCGGAAGAATAACTGAAACATTAAAAGCTGGAGAGAGATTTCAGGAAGGAAAACAAACATTGCCAGAAACAATTTTACAGACCGGTGGTCAAATTGCTGGCGGATTTACTGATATTATTATGAAAGGTATTGGCGCAATTATCCCAGACATTATTGAAGAACCAATTAAAACTGGATTAGGGAAAGTTGCTCAAACAGAAACAGCGCAAAAAGCAATACAAGGTTATCAATCTTGGGCAGAAAAAAATCCCAGAGCCGCCGCAGATTTAGAAGCGGTTGTAAATATAGCGTCTTTATATCCAGCCGCTAAATCAGCACAGGGTATTATTAAGGGAGGCGCAAAAACTACTCAATACGGATTTAAAGCAGTATCAGGGACTGGTAAAATAACTGCGGCGGGGGGAAAACAAGTTTTTAAGTCAGCATTTGATTTAACGGCAAAAGAAGCTCTATTAGTGCAGGCATATAAAGCCAAAGTTCCATTTTCACAAAGATTTATGGCGGCATTAAAAGGAAAAGAAATAGCACAAGCGCCAATTACCGCGGGAGAAACAGCTTTTAGAAAAGGATTAGTTGGCACAGAAACAATGATTGGGGTTCAAGCTAAAAGAGCGACAACTAATTTATGGGATGATATGATAAATCCCGCTTTATCTCAAACAAAGGAAAAAGTTAATATGAAATCCTTTTTTAAGGACATTGAGAAAAAAATTGTTAATGAAACAAAAGACGCCGCAAGAAGAAGGGATTTATTAGATGCTCTTGGTTCGCTTAAAGATGATTATAAACATATTCCAAATGTTTCTTATTCTCGTCTTCAAGGTATTAAGTCGGATTGGGCTAAATTTGTTCCAGAGAAAGCATATAAAGGAAAACCAATAGCTGGCGCTTATAACGAAGTCAAAAATATGGCGGCAGAAGAAGCACGGCATAAAATTTATTCAGCATTAGGGGAAGAAGTTAAACAGGCATACCTTGATTATGGAAATCTTAAAGGACTTATGCAGTGGGGACGAAAAGCTATGACGGAGGGTGCTTTTAAGGGGGGATTTGGTTCATTTATGTCCGCTTTTTATGATACAACGATGACTCCAATTAAAACTATTGGAGGAAAAATAATTTATAAAACTGGAAAAGGATTAGAATTGATTGGAGAAAAAGGGGCAAAAACGATTGCTGATATTTTTGATTAAGATTTTAATTCGCCGATAAACCAAAATAATAACCAAATTAAAGTTATAAAAAATCCAGCCCAAATACCAAAAATTAAAGACGATATTAAAAATAGAAAAATAGATGTAATGCCCATATTCAAATAATACTATAAATATGTTAAAATGTAAATATGCCAAAAGGAATACCTAAAAATGGAATAAATAAAGGATGGTTTAAAAAGGGGATATATAACGGAAATGGAGGTTATGGAGGATTTAAAAAGGGACATAAAAATTATCTTTTAAAACAATCTAAACAAGCAAAAGAAAAGATAAGTAAAAATAATGCTCGTTATTGGTTAGGTAAAAAATTTTCTGAAGAACACAAAAGAAAAAGAATAGAAACTCGTAAAATAAATGGTTGGTTTAAAAATCCAGAAAAAACAAAAATTAAAATGAAAGGTAGAATAGAAGAAAAAAATCCAAATTGGAGGGGAGGTAAACCAAAATGTGAAGATTGTAATAAAGTTATATCTTATAATGGAAAACGCTGTGTAAAATGCGCCAGAAAAAAAAGTGTTAAAAGGGGCAAAGAAAGTCCTCTATATGTTGATGGAAGAACGCCAGAAAATCATAAAATAAGAGTTAGTATAGAATATTGTTTATGGCGTAAATCAGTTTTTGAAAGAGATAATTTCACTTGCCAAAAATGCGAAAATAAAAAAGGTGGAAGTTTAAAAGCACACCATATAAGAAATTTCGCTGAAGAAAAAGAATTAAGAACAAGTATAGAAAACGGAATAACATTTTGTGAAAATTGTCATAAAGAATTTCATAAAAAGTATGGGATTAAAAAAAATACAAGGGAACAATTACAAGAATTTCTAATTAAAAATGAGACAATTAACTAAAAAAGAATTACAACTTATAGAACTTGCTGAAAAAGGAGGAAAAGATAAAGACCTTCTACTTTTTGATGCTATTTTTGCTTTAGAAGACGAATTAAAAAAATCAATTCAAGAAATTAAGGATAAGTTTGATATTGCTGTGAAAGATATTAAAGATAATGTGCCTGACTTAAATAAAGTTTTAGAAAGTGTGATAGGGAGAGAAGGCAAGGCGGGATTAGCTGGCGAAAATGGAAAACAAGGCGAAAAAGGAGAGGCGGGTAAAGACGGCAGAAATGGAATTGATGGAATTGATGGTAAAAATGGAGTTAGTGGTAGGGACGGAATGAATGGTAAAGACGGATTAAATGGTTCGCCAGATAATCCCGGGCAAATAAGAGATAAACTTGAAACTCTTAAAGGCAAAGAAAGATTAGATATATCCGCCATAGATGGATTGGAAGAAAAAATTAAAGAAATCCCCGAAAGACCGACAACAACTATTTTCGGAGGTAGGATACAACCTCGTTTTGTGAAGTTTAGTTTTACTGGAAACGGCGCTACTACCGCATTTACGCTTCCCCGTGAACCGGCTGGTAAGGGATTAGCATTGTGGGCGTATTATCAGGGGCAATGGCTACAACCGGCAATTCATTTTAATATCTCAAAATTAACATTTACAACAACTTTTACAGCGGAAAATGGAACGACTATTGAAGGATTTTTAATGATATAATTTATTAAAATAATGAAAAAACTAATACTTATAACAATTTTAATGTTCGTGATTATAACCACGACAACTCAAGCGGGTTTTCTTGATTGGGCAAAGAATTTATTTAATGAGAATTTAGGAATAGCGGTCAGAACATTTATGCCTTCGCAGGGCGGAACGGGTATATCTTCAAGCACTGCTTCCAATGAAGGAAAATATCTTAAAGTTTCTTCCACTACGCCTAATTTAATTTATTCATTTGATACTCCGGCTGGCGGAGCTGGTGGCGGTTCAACAACAACAATCGCTGGTCTCAAACCCGATACAGATATTTTCTTTTTAACTTCCACTTCGGGAATAAACATAACGACTTCTTCACCTGCCACAATACAATTTAATTTAGGAATAGCCACGACTACTCAATTAGCCATTACAAGTTTAGCGGGACAGACTGGTTGTTTAAGTGTTTCAGCGACTGGCAAAGTGGCGACTTCAACCTGTTCAGGCGGGACAGGTATTACTTCATTGGGCGGACAAACTGGCGGAACTCAAACATTTTCAACTTCAACTGATACCAATATCCAGTTAAGGATAGTTTCTTCGGCTGACGACCATCAATTTACGCCTGTTTGGGCGGGAACTTTGGCTGATAGTAGGATTACTTCCGCGAATACTTGGAATGCCAAAATAACAACTTCTTCTTTATCTTCAACTGCCACGGGATTAAGTTATGACAATGTTGGAGGTGTATTTTCTTGGACTGCTGGATATGAAGGATTAAAAACTGCGTCATCAACTAATTGGAATACCGCTTATGGCTGGGGTAATCACGCTACGGCTGGCTATCAGAATACTTTAACATTTCCTCTTGTTTATGCTTCCACAACTCACATAACAGCAACTACACCTCTTATTATTACAAATGGCGTATTATCAATGCCAACCTCTACCGCTTCCCAGAATGGATTTTTACTTGGAACTGATTGGGCTACTTTTAATGCTAAAATAACCACCACATCTCTTTCAATCGCTTATGCTCCTTTGTCTTATAACAACTCAACAGGAGTATTCACACTCCCGACTTCAACCGCTTCGCAATCTGGTTTCCTTTCGTCTGCTGACTGGGGAACTTTTAACGGGAAACAGAACAATATCTCATTTCCAATAGCTGTTGCTTCAACTTCTTTAACAGGAGGGCTTGGATTGACTTTAACCACAAACGATATGGCTTGCGATACTGCTTCTGGTTCGGTGTTTGGTTGTCTGGCTTCGGCAGATTGGACGACATTTAATAATAAACAAGGAACTTTATCATTTCCGTTAGCTTACGCTTCAACTACGCATTTAACCGCTACCTTGCCGCTTTTAATTACAGCAGGCGATTTATCTTTGACTGGCAGATTATCAACAATAAACAGCATTGCCACTTCAACGGGTTCTTTAATTATCGGCAGAAACGATACGACTGGCTGGTATGGATTAACAGTTGGGACTAATGGAAAAGTTTTAATGGCTTCTTCAACAGCCACAAATGGTGTTAACTGGGAAACAGTGGTGGCTTCCGCTTCGGCAGGCGGTTCTGATACTAATGTTCAAGTTAATGAAGCAGGAGCGATTGCGGGATATTCAACGCTTACTTATGCTTCTTCAACTGGATTATTAACTGTTGGCTCTTCAACAATTACGGGAGTTTTAACTATACCAAATGGAGCAGGCGGAACAGTGGTTAATTCGGCGGGACAAATAACAATAGATACAACTACCAGAACGCTTAACTTCTATGATGGCACAGCAGAAGTTGTATTAAATCCCGAACAATGTTTAGGAGGATTTATAATGGAAAATCCGACTTCAACAGCAGGAACAATAGATAATAGTCCTGGGATTTTATTAACTTCTTTTAATACAACTTCAACTATAACTAAAGTTAAAGGTGTAAATACAAAATTAGGCGATACTTTTACTTTTAATTTGACTTATAATTCTAATCGTAATTCTGCCACTACTACTTTTGCAGTATTTTCAGCACAACAAACAATTACTTCAACTTCTACACTAACCGTTCTTAATAGTTTTGCGTCATCTACGCCGAATAAGGATGATATTTTAAGAATAAGTTTCTCTGCCGCTTCTTCATCGCATATGATGATAGATGTATGTTGGAGACAAACACCATAAAATGATTTTAGCACCCAAAACATCAACAGGATTATTTAGGATAAGAGTTAAGGGCAGTGAGTATGAAATAGACCAAAGTCAGCTTAAAAAATTGGCTGATGTGGTTAAAATAAAAACAATTGTCAATACTTTTTTAATTAGTAAAGGATTCCAAATAGATGTTTATTACAATCCGCCAGTAATAATGTGTTGGATTGGTTCTATAAGCGAACCAATACCAAATGAATGGTGGATTACTGAATAAATGGCAAGAATTATAGATGAAAATTTAGAAGGCACAGGTTATGAGGAAACTTGGACTGAAGTCGTAGATACCGGATGCACACTGGATGAAGATGCCGCTATTCCGGGGACTCCGCCTACGGGCGCAGGCAGTCAATGTTTGAAAGCGATTACTCTTAATGCGACTAATGACCTTGCCTATGCCCAGCAAATTTTAACAAATATGAATATTGCTTATATAAGGTTTTATATTTATTGCGACCAAGAAGGGTTGGCAAATGACAATCTACTTAGAACTACTTATATTTTAAACTCTGCAGGCACAACTGTTTGTGGAGTATATCTTACGCAGACAAGCGGTGTGCTTTACTTAAAATTTATTTATTATTCTGGAGGAGCATTCGTTACTGCTCCTGCCAGTTTTACTTTTTCTCTTAATACTCATTATAGGATTGAATATAGATATGATGTTGCGAATATGTTATGGGAGTGGAGAGTTGACGGCATTACTCAAGATAGTGGTTCTTTGACTTCTGCTACTCGGATTCCAAATAGATTAAGGACTGGCATCTGGTTTAATAATGGCGGCGCTCAATCTACTTTATATACTGACCTTGTGGTTTGGGATGATGCTAATTGGGTGGGGGCTGAATCTGAGAAACCATCTATAATAAGAAAAATAAGAGGCAGAGGAATATCAAGATGAAATACTTACCATTAATTTTAATAATAATCGGCATAATCTTATCTATGATTATCGGTAATTTTATTGTTCAACAATATGCTCAATATAAGCAATTCAAAAAAGATTTTGAAGAATTTCGGCAAGCGACTATTCAGCAAGTTAGCATTAACACTCAAAATATCGGAGCAATAGTTAATTTTATAAATACAAAAAAATGAACGAAATTACCACGCTTATAGATTTTATTCAAAATATCGGCTTTGTCGGCTTGCTTATAATTTTGGCTATTCCAAGTTTGCGAAAAAAGATTTTTAATGGAGAGGGAAAAATTATAACTGATATTCGGGATAATCACCTTCACGAAATCAAAGAAATTTTGAAAGAAACTAAAGACGACCAAAAATCTTGCCATATACGCATAGAAGAAAAATTAGAAGATATTAAGGAGCATTTAATTTATTTGAAAGCAAAACAAAATGGAAAATAAAATTAAAGGCGGATTGAATTATGTCAGTCCGACAATAAGAGATTTCAAATACTCTCAATCATTCGGAGCGGTTGATTTATCGCAGTTGCCGAAAGATGGAATAGGCAGAAAACCGACTAAAATACTTAATCAATTTTCAAGTGATTTTTGCACTTCTTTTGGCTCAGCGGCAATGCGAAGTTTTACAGAAGGAGTAGATTTAGACCCATTCTGGATATGGGCAAAAGCCGCTCAAATAAGAGGAGATTGGAAACAATGGGGATTGACTTTACCGGAGATTGTTGATGTTTTGCGTAAATATGGCATACTTGAAGAAGCGGAACAGCCATTCAATCTTCTTTCAAAAGACAGAGATTTTCTCGCCCAGTATTCTAATTATCCAGATTTAACAGAAAAAGCGAAAAAGCATATTGGCGGAGCAAGATTTTGGGTTGATGGTCCGTATACTTTCTTTGATAATTGTCGTTCAGTTTTATGGCAGAATAGATTGGATAATCTTGTTATATTGGTTGGAGCGGAATGGCACGAAGAATGGTCGCTTGCCAGCAATGGAATAATTACAGTTCAAAATTACAATCCAAAAAGCCAATGGTTCGGACACGCTTTTGTTTTTATAGATTTCAAACAAATAAACGGAGAGGATTTCTTAATCGCTCAACTTTCAAATGGAGAAGAGTTTGGAGATAAAGGATTATTTTATTTCAGCAGAGAAGTTGTTAATTCAAACGCATTTAGATTTGGCGGAGTAGTGGTAAAGGATTACGACCCAGAACTTGCGAAAAAACAATGGAACATTATGGCAAAGATTTTAGATTTAATATATAGAATTGTAAAACTAATGAAAGAAGGAAAAAAAGAGGAAACTCCTGATATTGAAGAATTTCTCGTTGAAGAAGCGGTTAAAACACCTGAAAAGGTTTCAAGAATTAAAGATTGGGCGAAAGCGATTGAAATAGAAGAATCAAGTAAACCGCCAAAGAGTTCAGACAGAAATAGAAGAAACAATAATTGCGGCAATCTTAAAGCATCAAATTTAATTCAATCGTTTGAAGGTTATCTTTCAAAAGATTTAGATAATTTTGCCATATTCAAAGATTATAATTCTGGATTTAACGCTTTATGTAAATTTTTAACTTTGGCGGCGGAAAACAAATTAGTTCCTTATAAGAACGCCAGAACGCTTTATCAATTTACAAAAGTATATGCTGAACCGCCAAATGATAATTATGTCAAAAATGTCGCTCTTGCTTTGAAGGTAATAAATATAAATGCTGATATTTCAACTTTACTATGAAAGACATTGTTTTTGCGATTATTGTTTCAATTTTTTGGATAGTTATAGTTTCAATAGCAATGAAATTTATATGGGAATAATAAATTATATTAAAGACAAATGGCGTGGAAGTGAATTGGGTGGAATAAAAAGAAGTTCAAAGTGGTCATCGGTCAGAAAACAATATCTTAAATTAAATCCTAATTGTGCCGTTTGCGGAAAGGAAAATAGATTTTTGAAATCCAATGAGATACATCATTGTATTCCTATATTTTGGGATAAATCTTTAGAATTACAAGAATCAAACCTTATAACATTATGTCCTGAACATCATTTCTTATTTGGGCATTTAATGGACTGGAAATCTTTTGCAAAAGATGTTAGGATTGATAGTGAAATATGGAAGAAAAAAATACAAGACAGACCAAAGAAAAATGTAATTTCTGTAATAAATTTATAAGGTTTGATAATAAAATTGGCGTATGTCGTAATCATAGGTTGTTATCTTTAATATTTCGTCAACAAAACAGAGACAATTATCATAATAATATAGAAGAAAATAGAAGAAAAAATAGAGAATACGCAAAAAAGTTTAGAAAAAAGAAACAAATTTATGATAAAAATTATCGTAAATTAAATGGGAAAAAAATTGATACGAGAATTAAAAAATGGAGAAAAGAACGAAAAAAATATGACTCACTTTTCAAACTGAAATTTCTTCTTCAATCTCGTATTAACCATATTTATTGTGCTCTTAAATATAAAAAGAAAAATAGAACAATGGAATTAGTTGGATGTGATTTACAAACATTAAAAGAATATATTGAAAAACAATTTAAAGAAGGAATGACTTGGGAAAATCACGGATTTTATGGGTGGCATATAGACCATATAATTCCATTAGGAACAGCCAAAACCGAAGAAGAAATGATTAAACTTTGTCACTATACAAATCTTCAACCATTATGGGCATTAGAAAATTTAAGAAAAAGTAAAAAAATAATGAAGATTGAAAATCGTCCTTAGTAGTTTATCCCCAATTTGGGATTGAAAGGTCGCAAAAAACAAGATATAATTAAAATATGGGAAGATTAAAAGGTGGAATACCTTGGAATAAAAATAAAAAGGGATTACAAATTGGTAGAAAAATAACTGATAAAGAAAAAGAAAATCTTAGAAAAAGAATGAAAGAAAATAATCCTATGAAAAATCCTGAAATTGTTGATAAGGTTAAAAAAAAATTATTAGGAAGAAAATTACCACTTGATGTAATTGAAAAATTAAAAGGACGAAAGCCGTGGAATAAAAATTTAAAAGGATATATGGCTGGTGAAAAACATTATAACTGGCAAAGTGGTAAATCTTTTGAACCTTATGGATTAGAATTCAATAAAGATTTAAAAGAAGTAATCAGAAATAGAGATAGGAGAAAATGTTTTATTTGTGAAAAAACAGAATTGGAAAATAATAAAAAGTTAGATTGTCATCATATAGATTATAATAAAAGAAATAGTAATCCTAATAATTTAATTTCTTTATGTAGAAGTTGTCATATAAAAACGAACAATAAAAAAGAAAATTGGAGAAATTTTTTTAAAATTTATAAATAAAGGTCGTTAAATAATATAATTAAACTTAAATGCAACGATATTCTACAGAACAAGCGGCGAACATAGCAGTTTTAATCGGTTTTGCTCTTAATTATTTTAACTTAAATATCAGTAGCGAAGAAACAACAGGAGTTATTTCAGCAGTAATGATTTTAGGCGGCATTGTTTATTCTTGGTATAAGCGCTATCAGAGAGGAGATATTTATTTATCAGGTATAAGAAAATAAAATTTGGCTGGGATGTGCGAGTTAATACGGCATTCTGGCAAAAATAGATATAGCAATTTTCAAAAAGACCAAAATTATATTATACTTTTATAAATTGTCTTTATTTTGAAAATGTTGCGACAAGAAATTTTAATGGTTTCTTGTTTATATTTATTTTTATTTAAAATAAATATAAATAATAAACTATTATGAAAAGGAGATTTAAGTATACAGAGGAAACAAGAAAGAAAATAAGTCAAATAATGATGGGGAATAGAAATGGTAAGAATAGTTTATTTCAAAAAGGGAATAAAATAAATGTAGGTAAAAAACGTTCCGAAGAAACAAAAAAGAAAATCAGTGAAGCAAATAAGGGTAAAAAGCGTTCAAAAGAATTCAAGAAAAGAATGAGTGAAATTCATAAGGGTAAAAAATTTTCTTCAAGATTAGGGATTAAACATTCAAAAGAAACAAGAAAAAAAATGAGTAAAGCTCGTAAGGGAGAAAAACATTGGAATTGGCAAGGCGGAATTTCATTTGAAGAATACGGGATAGATTGGACTGATGATTTAAAAGAAAGTATAAGAAAAAGAGATAATTATATTTGTAATTTATGTGGTATTCATCAAGATGAATTAGATGGTCGCCATAAAAAATTAGATATTCATCATATTGATTATGATAAATATAATTTAAATCCGAATAATTTAATTACACTTTGTAGAAATTGTCATATGAAAACTAATTATAATAGAAAATATTGGATTGAAAAATTTGGATAATTGCGGCAAGAAACTTCGGTTTCTGCTTTGGGAGAGATTGATGATTCTAAAACGAATCTTACTTTTGGAGAGTAGTCGCTTCAAAAGGACACATTACGCTGGTCGCAAGCCCAACAATGTCAGATTTGACTGACAGGGTTTATGGAGAATTAGACTTTTCTCTTCAAAACATAAACTAAAAAATCTCTTTCAAAGCAGGAATCTAAATTATGATAAAATTTTTTATAATTTTACCAATAGTTTTTACAAATTTAATAAGTTTGCTTCCGGAAAAAGAAGTGATAATTCCAGAAAGGACGATTGTTTTTGAAGCGGAAATAACCGCTATAAACGCCCCTATACAGGGGTTTAAGCCGATAATGTGGGCTGATGAGAAGCCAAAATGTAAAATAGAAATAGAAGATAGAATTACGACTTGCGGCTATTTTGATAAAGAAAAATTTGATTGGTCTAAAATTAAGAATGAAGAAATTATAAAAAAACTTATTAAGTGTGAATCAAATTATCAAATAGTTAGTCGTCCAGATTCAGATGGAATAATATCAGACGGAATACTTCAATTTCATAGAGGAAAAGACGATAAAATAGAAACTGGAACTTGGGGAGAATGGTCAAGAGAATCGGGAATACAAGGCGACCCGATGAATCCAGAGAAAGCGATTGAAATGGCTGATTTTGCGATTGACCACGGAAAATTATCGCATTGGTCTTGCGCTTATATTACTGGATTATTGAAGAAATGAAAAGAAGTCGCACTACAATCGTTTTATAGCCGTTGACAACGACTATCAACATAATGTATAATTAGGGGGTATGAAACAGGAAATAGACGGCAAAGTATCCCAAAAACGATGTATAGAATGCCGACGGAGGTTCGGCAAATCTAAAATGTTTTGGAAAAGGAAATTTTGTTCTGAAAAATGTCGCAATAAAGCACATAAAAATAGAGTTAAAATAGCTTATGAGGAATATAAAAAAAGAATTTAAAATATGAAATATTTAAAGTATTTAAAATATATATTAAAACATAAATGGTATGTAATGATTGAGTGCTTTAAAAATGGCTTGATTTGGAGAGGATTGATGCATGATTTAAGTAAATTTCTGCCAAGTGAGTTTATTCCTTATGCGAATTTCTTTTATGGGAATAATAAAGATATTAAAAGGGGTAGAAATTCAACTGGATATTACAAGCCGACTGACACAGGTGATAAAAAGTTTGATTTTGCTTGGCTTTTACACCAAAAAAGAAATAGACACCATTGGCAATGGTGGATTTTACCGGAAGATAAGGGTGGAGTTAAAATATTATCCATACCAGAACCTTATTTAACCGAAATGCTTTGCGATTGGATAGGAGCAGGAAAAGCACAAGGACATTTTTCTCCGAAAGATGATTATTTATTAGAAACAAGAAATTGGTGGAATGCAAATAATCATAAAATGCAATTACATCAAAATACAAGATTATATTATGAAAGAATTTTGAAATTATAAATTAAAAGCAAGAAGCACATTAAAAACTAAATATGAAAGGAGGTGCGATATGTTAATTGCTTGGTGTAGGAAAAAACACAAGAAAATACCAAATGGGAAAGTAGACCATTGGTGTATGCGGGTTTATTGTCGGCATTTGAAATTCAAAACAGAGAGGAGGCGCTATGGAAAAGTTAAGAGTGGTTCTGGCAATAATTTGCCCTTCGTGTAAAAGGGTAAAAAAGAACAAGGAATGGATTTATTTGACGGCGGCAGATTGGCTACGAATACGGCAAAAGTATGTCATAGATGAAAGCCAATCTTTTTGCCCTGATTGTCAAAAATTGGGAGGTGGTGATTATGCTATTTAGAATAATTCTATTGACTTTACTGCTTTTGTTGTTCGCCATCGCTATCTTTGCCGCCGAACCGGCCGCAGAACCATTCTGTCCGACAGAATATCAGTATATTTTGAAATATCCTGTTGTGGCGGAAACTACTTGCGACAGCGGAAAGGAAAAAGAATATCCCTGCGAAATTAGAGTGGCAATGGGAGAAAAAAAGAATGTGATTTTTCTGGTGGTCTATGACAAGAAAAAAGAAAAGGTTATCTATATCAGCGTCAATGAGTTGTTTTTGGGAGAGGGAATGGTAATTTTTGATGTCCGGACGCAGTTATGATGCTGATGTAACATATGTTACTATACAAAGGGGGGTTAAATTAGATTAATCCCCCATTTTTATTAAAAAATCGCCTCCTTTCGGTTGGGCGAGAAAAAATGCTGTTTTTTGCTTTCAGAGTGCTACTCTGCGCTATAATAATATACCTATTTGACAAATAAGTCAAGAAGAAGCAATTAACAGATTGTCCACTTTTGAAGTTTGTAAAAGGATAAAAAATAGTTTATTATATTTTTATGGGACGAAATATATTTTCAAAAGAACAGGTGGAAGAAATTCGCAAATTATACAAAGGCGGATTGTCTTCGGTGAAACTCGGAAAAATGTTTAATTGCGACCATACGACAATTTTATCAAATATCGGAACATTAAAAAGAAAATTAAAACACATACAGCCAACACATAAACAGCCTTATGCGAAAAAACCTGTTGCGTTAAAACCGCAATTAGGTTATGATGAAATAAAATTAAAACAAGAAAGTAAAAAGTTTATTAGAAATGAAGTGGGCGAATTGATTGAAGTATTGACTTTATAAAAAGAATTATGATATAATTGGAATATATGAAGATTGGCTATCTCATATTATCTTAATTTAAGATAGGGTAAGGAGTAATCCGCTCATAGCCAAATGAATAATAATTATATTCGTAAAATTCAATTTTTTGGTTGGACGAAAAGAAGATACCGAGAAATCCGTCCACTTGTTAAAAGATTAGAAAAAAAGGAAATAAAAAGGGTATTGACTTTATAAAAGTTTTGCCTTATAATTTTAAAAATTAAATACCGCTAATGCGGGGGACAAGTTAGCAAGTTAAAGTTCCCTGCGGGACTTGTGCCATTAATGAGAGCAATCTTAAAGATGGTGCTTGTCCCATAGGGAATTTTTTTATGGAAAAAATATCAAAAGAATATAAATTAAAAAAAAGTAGAATATATACCCGAGAACAATCACTTTGCGAGGAAATCTGGCTTTGGCTTAATAAAAAATTGCCATTTTCAAGAATTATGCGTATTATTAAAGAAAAAGGAATAACAGCAACTTATATGATTTACAATGAAATAAAACAATCTAATCCGAGAAATCGTTTATCATTATTTATTTGGAAAGTGAAAAACGAGAAAGTTGAAATTTTAGATAACAAAAAAGAGACGAGTTTTTAATTCGTCTCTTTTTAATTGTCCGAAACGTCCGCCCGATTAACTTTTTAGAAAATCAGCATTCCAGACAATTTTCTTTAACAATATAAGTTTATCAAATAAAGAACGGATTGTCAATAGCCCGCCGCTACGAACTGGGGAAACCCTTATGAAGAAGAACGGGAAGCTATTAGGCAATATCTTATCTTAAAAACAGCATTGAAACCGAAAGGTCAAGAAATTTTTAAGAATAAATAAGAAACGGACATCACAAGGATTAGATAATTAGGAAAACTAATCCCTTTCTGTTATCCCGCCAGACAGAAGAGCTTTACTTACAAACTTATGTTATTAAAGAAATAAATACTAACGCTTTGACTCCTCTTTATTACGAGGAAGATGGCGGGATATAGAAGAAATAGAAAATATATTCGGGCAAAAATTAATCTGTAAATTAAAAAATTATAACAAAATATGCCAGTAGGAATTTATCAAAGAACAGAATATCATAAAAATAGATTAAGAGTTCCACATAAAGGTTCAGGAGTTTATCAAAGAACAGAAGAACATAAACAGAAATTAAAAGTTTCTCGTAAGGGTAGTGGAATTTATATAAAAACAGAAGAACATAGAAGAAAATTAAGTGAAAAAAATAAAGGGAAAAATAAAGGAAAAAATAATTCAAATTGGAAAGGCGGAATAACAAAAGAAAATTTTAAAATAAGAAATTCATTAGAAATAAAATTATGGCGAAAATCAGTTTTGGAACGAGATAATTTTACTTGCCAAAAGTATGGAATAAAAGGAGGAAAATTACATTCTCATCACATAAACAATTTTGCCGATTTTTCAGAATTGAGATTTGCCATAGACAATGGAATTGCTTTATCAGATAAAGCACATTGGGAATTTCATCATATTTATGGTCGTAAGAATAATACGAAAGAACAATTAGAAGAATTTTTAGGCAACAGGGTAGTAGTGAAAAATTAAAACTATGAAAAGAAAATCTAAAAATCCAGAATTAAAAGATTTTCGTTTAATTCCAAAAACGGCAGGGGTGATATTGGGCGGAATATGGATTAAAAATGATAATTCAGAATTGAAAATAAAAATAGCGTGGTTAGACGGATTTTATAGTTTTCGGCCATTAAAAGAAAACGAAAAAAGTTTATGAATTTACCTATAAATAAAATAATAATAGAACGAAAATGGGCGATGCCATCAGCTTGGACATTCACCATAAAACCGATAAAAGAATTATTGAAAGAAGAAATGAATTTAAATAAAGAAATTTGGTTAGACCCATTTGCTGGTTTAAATAGTCCGGCACAATATAGAAATGATTTAAATAATAATACTAACGCGCAAGACCACGAAGATGCTCTTGAATGGTTAAAAAAAAGAAAAGAAGCAGATGGGATATTGCTTGACCCGCCATATTCATTAAGACAAGTTTCAGAACATTATAAAAAAGCAGGAATTAAAATAACAGGGTGGCATACTTCAATGGCGTGGGGTTCAAGAATTAAAAATGAAGTGGCAAGAATTATTAAACCCGGTGGTAAGGTAATCTGTTTTGGTTGGAATTCTATGGGGCTTGGTAAAAATAGAGGATTTAAGATGGAACGAATACTTTTAGTAGCTCACGGAGGAAGTAAAAACGATACAATTATAACCGTAGAAAGAAAATTATGATGGATTTTATAGTCGCAATCCCGAAAACCTTATTTTAACCCAAAACCGCCTAAAAAGTTATTCACAGGTTGTTCACAGTTGGGCTATTGCTTTTTTATAATTAGTTTAATAATATGTTAATATGGCAAGTAAAGATAAATTAAATAAAAAACAAATTTTAGCTATTCCGCGATTATTAAAAAAGAATACTATTGGCGGGGTGGCAAAAAAATATAATGTTTCGTGGCAGGCAATTTGGTATTGGATAAATAGATTAAGAAAAAAAGGAATAAAGGTTGAAACAAGAAAATCTGGGTCAGTTTCAAAGATATTTTAAAAGGTCGCCAAAATAAAACAAAACAATGATGAAGAGATTGAATTAAATGCGGACGGAAGCGAAAGAACAGAAAAAGACGAATTAAGAAATCGTTATGGAATATAAAGGTCGGTAAATAAACTAAAACTAAAATGAAACAAGAAAAAAGAACATACGGATATAATCTATCAGAAAAAAAAGAGGACATAACTCGTTGTATTCAATCAGTTTCTGAACAAGGTCGATATGGTTCATTTCATTCACATCAATGTTTTCGTAAAAGAGGATTTGGGAAAGATGGACTATATTGTAAACAACATTCTAAATTTAAATTTAATTCTTGATTAACAAAACTATGAAAAACAATAAATACGAATTTGCCGAAATAGACGGCTTAACCTATCTCAAAGCAAAATTAAAAAAAGTAAAAAAAGAAGAAAGTTTTTTGAGAGCAATTTTGGCGGGAGTTCTTTTGATGATTGGTCTTGGATTGATATTTTTAATCGGGATAGGTATTGATAATAAATAATATGCCAAATAAAGGATATAAGCAGATAGAAGAACATAAAAGAAAATTAAGTGAGATAAAAAAGAGAAATCCTGTTAAATTTTGGTTAGGCAAAAAAAGAAGTAAGGAAACAAAAAAGAAAATGAGTAAAAATAATAGAAGATTTTGGTTAGGTAAAAAACATTCCGAAGAACATAAGCGAAAGTTAAGTGAAACTCATAAAAAATTCTATCAAGAAGGGGGTAAATCGTGGAATATAGGTAAGAAATTATCCGAAGAACATAAGAAAAAGATGAGCGAAAGTCAAAAAGGTAAAAAACATCCACATTCCGAAGAAACAAAACGAAAAATAAGTTTAGCAAATAAAGGCAGAATTATATCAGAAGAATGGAAAAAGAAAATGAGTTTAGCTCAAAAAGGTGAAAAAAGTCATTTATGGAGAGGCGGAGTAAATCCAGAAAACGATACGATTAGAAAAAGTATTGAATTTCGTTTATGGCGTGAGGCAGTATTTGCGAGAGATAATTGGACTTGCCAAAAAACAGAAATTAAGGGTGGAAAATTACATCCTCATCATATTCAGAATTTTAGTCAATTTCCTGAATTAAGATTTGCTATTGATAATGGAATTACTTTATCAGAAAAAGCACACAAAGAATTTCATAAAAAGTATGGGATTAAAAACAATACGAAAGAACAAATAGAGGAATTTATAGTATTACAATAAATATATGAAAAAAGAAACAAAGGTCGGTAAAAATTAATTACAGAGTGGAGTGTGTGAGTTTTAAGTAATTAATTCTCATACATTCCACCCTTACAAAAAAATGAAAACTTATGAATTAAAATCGACACAAAATAAAGATTTATTTCGTGTGGTGGATAGAAAAGGTAATTGGAATAATTACTTTATAAAAAGCAAAAATAAATATGTCCGTTCGGTTAATTTTATTCTTGATAATGGATATACGAAGGGTATTAGATTTGTTAAATGGTTAAAAACAAAATCAGAAGAAGAAGCTGATAAAATCTTAAAAGAAACCGGCGAGCGCGGCGATAGAATTCATCAGTTTGTCGCAAGATTGTTTATATTACAGGGAAAAGCTGATAGATATACTTCCGTATTGGCGGAAGATAATTTGACCGAAGTCCAGTTAAGCGATGACGAGTGGGACGCAGTGCTGGCATTTCAGGAGTTTTGGAACAGACACGACAGCTCGTTAATCGCTTCGGAATATCCAATTTATAATCTTAAATACGGATATGCCGGAACGCTTGATATAGTTATGCGATTGAATAAAGAATGCGGAATAAAAACTTGTAAATGTAAGGATTATATCAAGAAAATCGGATTGATTGATATTAAAAGCGGCGGAGGGATTTATTCTTCTTACGGGGCGCAACTCGCCGCTTATGGAATGGGTCAAAATTTTAAGGAGATTTTAGGAAAAAATAAAATTGGTTATACGGCGGTATTGAGAATAGGAACAAATCATAAAACTACCGGAGGTTATGAATTTGGGCCGTATAATTCGCAGGAAACAAAAACGCATTTCAAAGAATTTTTATCGGCAATGACGATTTGCGATGCGGAATATAAGCCGTTTAATCCAGAAAAAGAAATACAAGATATACAAGAAAATATAAATCTTGAAATAAAACAAGAAACGCTGGTTGAGACACCAAAAAAGGTCGCCATTAAAAAATCTAAAAAAGATAATGCCTAATATAAAATTTGAATCGGAATGGTTAAAAGCCGGCGTCAATGTCATTAAAGGCGATAAAATCAGATTTTTAGACGCGGGGACGCAGGATAAAGATAAAAGATGGGTATTTACCGTTGCGGTGATAAGCGGAAAAAGCGGCAATGTAAGGGCTCAAAAGAAATTTTCGTTGAATAAGGTTAATTTTAACGCTATTGCTTCTTTTTATAGCGGGAATAGCGATGCTTGGATTGGCAAAGAAATGACAGTTGATGTAAGGATTGTTGATAATCCTCGCACTGGCGAAGGGGTTCAAGCTGTAAGATTGATAGGACAGAATGATATTGTTAATAATGAGTTAGATGAATTAGCTGAAAATGAAGAAGGCGAGAATTTTCTTGAATAGTAAAATTCGGGGCGTTGGTAATAAAATCAACGCCCCAATGAATAGCGCATAAAGAATTTCACAAAATATATGGGAGGAAAAACAATATCAAAGAACAGATTGAGGAGTTTATAATAGTTTATGGCAAAAAGTAATTCCATAAAGAAATTAAGAAAAGAAGCAGATAAAATTTTTCAGCAAAGGTGTATGGATAGCGAATTGTGCGAATTATGCGGAAAACAAGCATATTGTTGTCATCATATAATCGCGAAATCTTTATCAAATAGATTAAGATACGAGTTGAGAAATTCTATTAAAGTTTGTATGGGTTGCCATAATTGGATACACAGCAGGGCAGACCCCGCAATCTTTCAAAAGATTAGAAAAGTAAAGGGCGAAAAAATAATGAATTGGCTTGAAAAAACAAGAAGAGAACCAGTAAAAATAAATAAACAATACTACGAAAATGTCATTATCAATCTTCAAAACGATAACAGAATACGCGAAAGAAATAATGGAAAACAAGAATGTCCCTACTAAATTGGCGGATATTCATTTGGAAATTGCCGCAAAATATGCTTTTTTATCGGATATTTATAAGGATGTTCAAATAGAAAAAGCCCAATTTTGGGTAATAAAAGAAGCTGGCGATAAACCATTATCCGATACAGCAGTGGAAGCAAAATGGCGACAAACAGAAGGCGGTTTGAAAGAATTAAGGTTAAAATATGAAATGCGAGGATTAGAAAAGTTAATGTCAGCGATTAAAAGTTCAATAGTGGTAAGTAGTTTTGAAACTAAAAATATGTTTTAGTATGAATATAACTATTAAAAATTTTGAAAAACCTACGCACGAAACAGACGGCAAGTATTGGATAAATTTACAAATAGAATATGTTAAAAGAGTAAAGACGGCAAAAAAATTTATTGTTATTAAATTGCCGCAAGGATTTTGCCAACCAGTTAATCCAAATAATTTGCTAAAATATGGCAAAAAAACAGAAGCAGTTTATCTTTATCCAAACAATCCAATGAAATTAGTCGGGCAGTATTATGAATTATTCAACGAGGGAATACAGGAACGAATAAAATTTGACCCGTATTTCTTTGAAAATTTATGACAAAAGAAAATAAAATCTGGGTAAAAATTCAATGGTTATTTGCGAGATTTCTATTTAAGATTGGATTGATAAATAGAATATTAAAAGATTTGATTTTTAGATAAAAAAGAGTTATAATTAAATAAAATTATGAAAACATATTGGTTAATAGATAAAACTTATGGGCGTCTTAAGAGATTTAATATATCATCTGCTGAATTTTTTGCGAGAAAATTAAAAAATTACAAAAAGAAAAATAAACTATTTAATAATTTAGATATTGTTAAATTGGATAAAAATTATAAAATTAAAGAAGTATTATGATTACTTTATAATTAAACTATGAAAGAAGTATTAAAAACAATCCAAAAATAGCAAAAAAACAACGATGTTATTTTTTATGGAGTATTTGTTGAATTTAATAAAAAAGGAGATGTAAAAAACGACAAAATAATCGCTTATGGCGATAGGAAAACCCTCAACATTTCATTAAAAGAATTTAATAAGATGTTTAAAGAAGATAAAAACGAGTTCATAAATTGGTGATATGAAAAATTTTATTAAGAAATTACTATAAAATGGCCGGTAAAAAAAACAAAGACAAACGACAAATAGATTTTTTGGCATATTATCTTAATCCTAAAAGTCCGACATTTAGCAACGCTTATCAAAGCGCCAAGAAAGCGGGTTATACTCACGAATACGCCAATAGCATAACGGCCTTGGCTCCGGAATGGCTATCAGAAGCAATGGGGAATCAAAAAATGGTTAAGAAAGCCGAGAAAAATCTTGATGAATTTCTTGATTTTAATAACAAAGATAAAGATAAATTAAAGATTAAAGCTGATATAAGTAAATTTGTAGCGGAAAGATTAAATAAAAATAGATGGAGTCAAAGACAAGAGCATACCGGCAAAGACGGAACAGATTTATTTAAGCCCAGCAAAGAAGAACAAGATAAAATCAATCAAGTATTTAATGAATAGAGAAGAATGGTTGAAAAAACTACAAAGCAGTAATGCTCCGTTAAAATATCCCGAAATAGACGCTAAAATAAGACAGCACATAAAAGATAAAGGAAACATAGTGAGTGTAGAAGGCGCGTTTGGAGATACTTTCAGAAATATGGCCTATGTGGAAGAATATATTAAAACCGATAAGGGTATTCAAACAAAGTTTTACGGATGTTCAATCTTATTTAAAGGCGATTTAAAGCGAGAAACTATTGATAGCGTGGCGACAAACAAAAGAGTTTTAATCGCTACGATTGAATTGGTATTAAAATATAAATATCAGCTAATAATAGGTTTATTTTTTTGGAAAACGATATTAAGAAATTTAGTGGATTGGTATATTCAGATTTTTGAGGTGGATTTAGGAAAAAAAACTTATGTTAATTTAGACGATTTTTCTTCTTTGTCGCGAGAGATAATAAGAGTCGGGATTGAATGCGCCGAAAAAATACCCTTAAATAAATATCCATTAAGCCGATATGATAGTAGGGAATATAGAGTTGATGTAAAAAGATTGTTTTGGTGTTTAGGGACGATTATTCAAAGTGATTTTGCTTATTATTGGCGTATTCAGGATTTTTTAAGCAATTTTCAAAAAACAAAAAATATCCGCAAAGAAATGAATAGATTGTTTAATTTGGCGATAGAAAGAGAAAATCAAATTAAAGAGAAGATAATTATATTAAAAAGATTTATAATGCTGATTTTATTATTTCCACCATTTAGAAAAATGGTTGAAATATATTTTAATAAACTTGATATGAATAGAATAAAACCCGATGAAGAAGATTTATACTGGGCAGGAAGAAGACAAGGTTATAATTTCGGAGGAATATCTTATAAAGATAGATTAGAAGAGATTGAGTGGATAGATAAAGAAAACGGGCATATTATTATACAATAAATGAAAATGGATAAGATAATAAAAAAGATTGGAAATAAATATATTGGTGGCGCTTTTATAAAAGAAGGAGCAAGAGTTATTATTATACAAACCAATAAACATAATTTAAGAATTAACGCGGTAAAAGAACTTAAAAAGAACATTAAGGATTACTTTGAACAAAATCTTAAATAAAACAATTCTTGAAACTTTGAATAGCGGTTTAATGTCGCAGATTCGGATATTGTTTTCTTTTAATCAAGATAATGACATTGAGTTAATAAGAAAAAAGTTTTTTTATTGGAGTAGGTATTTTTTTCCGAATTATTTTGAAAGTAAAGACGCTGATTTTCATAGGAAAATAGATGAGGGAAATATTGGAGTTTATCTGAATGGCGATAGTTTTTTGGATATTATATTTCGTGGCGGTTCAAAAACTACGAGAACGAAGTTATTTATAGCGTTTGCGATAGCCAACGATGAAAGCCATTATAGGAAGTATTTTAAAACTCTTTCAAAAGACAGCAAAAATTCAAAACAGATAACGACCGATGTTTATAATATGTTGATTTCACGAAGAGTAAGGGCGTTATATCCTGAAATCTTTGAGAAAACAACGGAAAAAAGAGAGGAAACAATGACGAGTTTTACTACGGCAACCGGTATTAAAATGACGGCTGATAGCGTGGGAACTGACCAAAGAGGCGATATTCAAGATGAGAGCCGACCAGATTTTATTTTAATGGAAGATTTTGAAACAAGATTATCGCTTATGTCCGCCCAGATTACGCATAAAATTTGGGAGAATATGGAAGAAGCCAAAACAGGATTAGCAAAAGACGGCGGAATAGTGTATAATTCAAATTACATATCAGAAAGAGGAAATACGCATAAATTAGTTCAGAAAATTAAAAATCAAATAATCATTCCGATAGAGAGGAACGGCGAATCGACTTGGGGCAGATATACAAAAGACGATATAGCGAAAATTAAAAAAGACACGGAAGATTATGAGGGGGAATATCTTTGTAAGCCTTCGGCTGGCAAAGATGTTTATTTTGACAGGGAAAGCGTTGATAAGCAGATACCAAAACAGCCGATTGATGAAGTGGCGGGATTAAAGATATTCAAGAAATATGACCCCTCGCATAGAATTGGAAGCGGACACGATGTTGCGGCTGGCGTAGGATTAGATAGTTCAACAAGCGTATTTATGGATTTTGATTGTTATCCGATACAAGTAATTGCCACATATAAAAATAATGAAATCAAACCCGATGCTTTTGCTTATGAAATAGCAAGGCAGGCAAAAAGATTTGGTGAAAATTATGTCGCTGTTGAAAAAAATTACGGAAGCACGATTGACATTTTAAAAACTATTTATCCGACAAGTAAAATTCATAAAACAGAACGAGCACCGAAAATAGTGTTTCAAGCTCCGACTGAATATGGATTTGAAACAAATTCGGCAACTAAACCGTCAATGATGACCGCTTTATCGCAGGCCATAGAAAACGGATTGATTGAATTAAACGACTCTGATTTAATTGCCGAAGCAAGAGGATATACGCTCGGCGATTTGATGGATAAAGAAGTTGACGCAAGATTAACAACGAGACATTTTGATTTATTGGTGGCTTGCGCCATTGCTTTTCAAACTAACAGATTTATTAAAAAGCCCGAAAAAACAATATATAGTCAAATAGATTCCAAAGAAAAATCAAATCAATCAAGATGATAATTCTTAAAGAATATCCGCAAAATTATGAATTGATAAAAGCGAAATTTAAATTGAAAGAAGGAGTTGTTTTTACATTCGGGGAAATAATATATAATCCTTCGGGAAATGTAATTAGTTATCCGCTTTATAAACACGAAGAAAATCACAGCAAACAGCAAGGAGATAATCCTAATAAATGGTGGAATAGATACCTTCAAGATGATTCATTCAGATTAAGTCAAGAAATACCGAGTTATCAAATTCAGTATAAAGAATATAAAAAAGTTGTTAAAGATAGAAATAAGTTGTATATTATTTTAAGAAAACTGGCGGAAGATTTGAGCGGAGATTTATATGGAAATCTTTTATCGTTTGATGAGGCGATTAAAGCGATAAAAAATGAAAAACTTTATGAATTTAGGGTTTGACAAGTTAGTTCAAATTATTAAAATAATAATAGGCATAATCGGTTTGGGGATTTTGTATAAGATATATCTTGTCTTGACTTATTTTTTATGCTATAATGTAAATATGAAAAAACTAATTAAGAAAAAGGTTGTAGAAAAACCAATTTTAAAAAAGCCCAAAGAGCCAATAAAAGAAATTCCTAATAGTTTGTATTCAGTTTCTTTAAACATTTTTGGCAAGGAAACAAAATACGAAGGTAATACTTTATTTGAGATATTTGATATGATTAAACCGGACACATTAAGGGGTAAGGCGATTTTAATTGTAAAAAAAGAAGGGTTAAAATCGGAAATAATATTAAAACCATTTCAATTAAAACGATTGATGTTTTCCGATGCTTTTAGGCAAATTTTAAATAAACGCATTAATTTATTATTAAAATGAAAGACATAGATTTAATTTTAGATGATAGTGAAATACTGGCTATTCAGATGTTTTTTGATAATCAAAAGCAATTTCAAGCCGTTAAAAAGGTTTTATTGTGGGAGATTTATCAAAATGGAACACTTAAAAAGGGCGAAAATCCTAATCCTTTAAGAAATTCCTTTATGGGAGTCGCGATGACTGCCGATGACCCGCTTAAAATAGGCCAAAGAGTTATGGCTATGGCGGAAGGGATAAACTTTTTAGAATTGGGATTTAAGCAATTATCTAAATATTCAAAAAAAGAAGAAAAAATAGGAGATAATGCGAACCAAGCGCGCTGAAAGGTCGTTAATGGAAATAGATTTATGAAAAATAATATAATTTTAGCAACTATAACGGCAATAATAGTAAGTTTGATATTTGTATTTATTATTATATCCGAAGAGGAAAAATTCGGGGAAATATCCGGTAATTCAGCATTAGGGACTAATTCAACTCTTACTGCTACAACTACCGCTAAATTATGGTTGGCGGGAGCGAGCAACGCTCAATTTAGAAGTTTTAGCAATGTTGGCGTTTATGATGCTTGGCTTTCAGCGACAACTACTAATTTAGTCGCGGATTATGGATTATGGTTAAAAGCGTCTTCAACTTTAATTTTAAGCGGAGATAGTTTATATACCGGCGCAATTTATGGAATTGGAACAGGAACGACAACAATTAGTATTTTACAGATTTAAAATAAATAAATAATTAGAAAACTCTTGTAAATTTGGTAGAGCTATTCGTGCTTCCAAAGATTTCTTACAAGAGTTTTTTTTGGAAGCAAGAATGGCTCTACCAATAGAGCTTTTTTGTAAAAGGTCGATTAAAAAAGATAAAATGAAATGATTAAAAATATAGCGATTATAGTATTAGCGGGAGCTGTTTTATTGGTAAGCGGTCTTTATTTAATGAGGCCAGTTCAATATGTGCCATTTGGAGCTTCACCCGGTCCGACTCATACCAACGATGAGCAATTTTTAGCGGAAACAAGAATCAATATGCCGAGACAGACCGGTTCTGTTCTTAATATGGCTTCATCGGCGGTTGCGACTTTAACGGCGGCTCAAGTTTGCGATAATTCGGTTGTTCAAAAAGGGGATTGGGCGGGGATTGCTTCATCTACAGCGATTGTTAATTTACCGACAGCGGCTTCTTTATTTGCCGATTGTCTGACGACTAATGGGGATAGATTTAGTATTTTATTTAGGAATACCAACGCAACGGCTGGCTCTTCAACTTTAATTGTTGCTGGGGCATCAACTACTCTTGTTGGGGTAGATAGCAACGCGGATGTAATTAACGGAGTAAATGAAGCGGTTATTAATTTTATTAGATATTCAGCGACTGAATTGGTCGCCGATATAAGAGAAATAACAGCGGCTGACTAATTTACGGAGTTATACCTCTCGTTAAAAAGGTTTTAACAGTTATCACTCTGGGATAAAAGTGTTTATGGGCTTATTATTATCCCAAAAAACATAAATAATTCCCATTATCATTTATGGCAAATAATGAATTAGATTTAGAGGTTGAGTCAGTTGAAGACATTGTTGAAATAAAAAACGATGAAGGAATTGACACAACCGACTGGAAATCTTTGGCTTTAAAAAATCAAGGTATTGCGAAACGTTTTAAGACCAAACTTGAAAAAGTAAAGGAATTAAAACAGCAAGAACTTGAAAAAAAGCCAGAAATTCCAGAAAAAAAGGAAAAAGATAGTTTTGATTACGCAGAATTAGCTTATCTTGAAGGAGCAAGAGGTATTACCGAAGAGGAAGACCAAAATTATATTCTTCAAGAAGTAAAAACTACGGGAAAAAACCTCAAAGAAGTTGTAAACTTTAATTATATTAAAGAGAAACTTCAAGAGAATAAGGAGGCAAGAATTACTAAAAATGCTCTTCCACAAGGAGGTAATCGGGGAACTTCTAATAAAGATTTAGATTATTGGGGAGCTCAAATTGCCAGCGGAAAAGCTAAACTTTCGGATATTCCGGATAAAAACCTTCGCAGAGAAGTGCTTAATAATCGGATTAAAACCGAACAAGATAAAAGTAAATTTGCTCCTGATTCCGTAGTAATAGGTTAATTCTAAGTCGGCGTAGTCATAAATTAAAATACTTTAATTATGGGCTACGACAACACAAGAATATACGCAGAAGAATGGGCTACACGGCTTCAAGAACAGCTTGACGAGCCGACAAAGTTTAAGGACATCTGTCGTGTTGAATATACGAATGTGAAAGTTTTTCACAATCCTTATTTGACCGACCCGACTGTTCAAACTTTATCCCGTGGGACTCCGTATACAATGCAACCCATCACGGAAACTGATGAGAGTATTACTATTGATTCTACTTATGTCGGCGCCAGCTTTATTGATAGGGCTGATTTGGCTCAATCAACGCTTCTTGGACAAATGGAACTTGCCACTCGGCAAGGCGTTCTTTTGAATAGGAAAATTGAAGCGGCGGTTTACGCAGACCACGCCAATTTAACGGATTTTGGCGCTGGCGATATTTCTGGTGGGTCAGTGGCAGATACTACTACAATAACTGTTTCTTTAACTAATATTGACGATATTGTCACTCACCTTATTCGTGTAATAAGTGTGGCAAGCGGCGATGAATTATTTGAAAGAAACGGAGCTTTTATCGTGTGGAGGCCTGCTGATTTCCAAATCCTAACTACATATATGACGCAGAATGGATTTTCAACAGCAGACACCGCATTGAAAGGAGGTGTGAAAGGCGGAGTGGAATATATGGGTATTACTCATTATAAATCCAATCAATTAGCTGCTAATCACGTTATTGCCGGAGTAAAGAAACTTTATCATCTTGGTATTCTTTCAAGCACTTACGGCCAAATTGTGATTACTCAAGACCCAGCTTTAACTTCAGGTATCGGCGTGGTAAGCCGCGTTGATTATAAGGGTAAAGCTTGGACTCGCGTAAAGCCAATATTATTTGACATAAATGTTAGTTGATTAGGAAAACAGGTTGACTTGTTAAAATAATCAGACTATAATTCTTATAAATTAGGATGTGGAAAATAAATTAAAATTCCACATCCTAAAATATAAGAGTATGGCTTATAAAAATATAGAGGACGCGAGAAAATACCAACACGATTATTATTTAAAGTTTCCGCATCCATTAATTAAAAAAACGAAAGAAGAAAAATTAGCGATAAAAAGAAAATGGTATCACGATAATTTAGATAAAAATAAAGCGATTGCTAAAAAATCTCGTGAGAAGCATAAAGAACAAAGAAAATTAGATATAAAAATCTGGCGGGAAAAGAATAAAGAATGGGTAAGAAATTACAACAAGAAATATCAGAAAGAATATTATTTAAATAACAAAGAAGAAATTGACGAAAAAAATAAACTTTATGCCAAAACTCATCGAAGAGAAATGGTGAGAAATGTTCAGAGATATGTTAAAAGAAATAAAGAGAAAGTAATCAAGTATAGAAAACAATACGAAAAAACATTAAATGGAAAATATCGTCAATTACAACATAGAGCAAGGATAAAAGGACAAGAAACAGATATAACAATAAATCAATTCCGAGAAATTATATTATCACCTTGTTATTATTGTGGAGAAAAAGAAAAACCAAGAGGGATAGATAGGGTAGATAATAATCAAAATTATTTATTAAAAAATTCAGTAGCTTGTTGTAAAATTTGTAATTTTATGAAAAAAGCGTTATCTAAACAACAATTTTTAGAACATATAGAAAAAATTTATAAAAATATAATTTAATGAATAATATTTACGAATTTATAACAACTGAAACCGCTAATTTTAGATTGCCAATTCCAGTGGTGGAAAATTGGGATTGGAATATGTATGACCATATTAAAAAGAGCGTTATTTATAAATACGGACAACTTTTAACCGGCAAAACGGACAATAAAGCCACAAAAAATATAATTCTTCCCATTCTTCGGCTTCGTTATAGGACGGAGGGATTTGATGTAAAAAATATTACATTATTCGTGGATTCGGCTAAAAATTATTGGAAATCATTTTTAATCAAGAAATTTCACGAGCGTTTTGCGGCAAAATATAAGATTGATACTTTTATTGATGAAGGTTCGGAAACTGATATTGATTTTGGGGGAGTATTAGTCAAAGATACCGGCGATATTTGTCCCGAAGTCGTGTCTTGGCAATCAATCGCTTTTTGCGACCAGACAGATATTCTTTCCGGGCCGATAGCCATAAGGCATCAGTATTCTCCCGACCAGCTTAAAGAAATGGAAAAAAAAGGTTGGAAAGAAATTGACAGGGTTATTGCGTTGGCAAAAGAATATAAAACTGATAATCAAAAATCGGGTAAAGAATCTAAAACTCCGGGCAAATATATTGAAGTTTATGAAGTTCACGGAATGTTTCCGAAATCTTGGTTAAGCGATGACGATTCTTTATTAGAAGATGAAGAATATACTCACCAACTTCATATCTGCACTTTTTATACAGGGGAAGACAAGAAAAAACACGGCATTACTTTATTTAAGGGCAGTGAAAAAAAACTGCCATTTAAGATTAGATTTGATAAAATTTATAACAGAGCTTTGGGATTTGGAGGTGTTGAAGAACTTATTGAACCTCAAGTATGGGCGAATTACGGGTTAATGAGAATTAAGGATATGCTTGATGCCGCTTCAAAGATTATTTTTCAGACAAAGGACCCTGCGTTTGCCAATCGCAATAAGCTTCAGAATATGGATAATCTTGAAATTACGGTTGTGGAAGACGGAAAAGAAGTCAGACAAATAGATACTTCTCCTAAAACAATGGCGCTTTTTGATAATTTTATTCAAATTATGGAAAATCACGCCAGACAAACGGGAATGGCCACGGAAAGTTTAATGGGCGAAACTCCCACCGCTGGCACTCCATTCAAGCTCCAAGAACTTATAACTAATACTTCTATGAGTTATCACGAATATCGTATGGGCAAGTATGCGATATTTATTGAAGAAATATATCGAAATTGGATTATTCCTAAAATAGTCAAAGAAATCAATCAAGGAAGCGAATTTCTTTCGGATTTGGATTTGGACGAATTAAAATATGTCGCTGATAGTTTGGTTGTTAATGAATCCAATAAAATGATTAAAGAAAAAATATTAAGCGGACAATTAGTTTCTTTTGAAGAAATTGAAGCTCATAAACAAATGGTAAGAGATGATTTTATGAAAGGCGGGAATAAAAGATTTATTAAAATTATAAAAGATGAATTTAAGGATATGCCTGTCAATATCGGTATTTCCATTGCCGGCAAACAAAAGGATATGATTAAATTTACCGATAAACTTGTTAATATCTTTCGTTTCATTATTTCTAATCCGCAAGGTTTTTCCGAAGCAATGAAAATGCCCGGAGTAGCCAAAACATTTAATGCCATTCTTGAAGCAAGCGGATTAAGCCCCGCTGATTTTTACCAGCCAGCCATACAGCAAACTATACAACCACAAACAATTAAACAACCAGAAATGGCTAATCAAATAATATAAAATGGCTACAATAATTGAAACCCAAATTAAAGTTCACGGGAATAAGGGTATAGATTTTGAGAAAAAATGTTCTATTTGTCAAAGAATTTTCTTTGTTACTTTTTCACATTAGATAGTAAATATTGTTCGCAAAAATGTTATGGAGAAAGCAAAAAAGGTTCTATCTCTTGGAATAAAAATAGACCCTGGACAAAAGATGAAAAAAATAAACTTAGCGAAGCTCATATTGGTATTAAAATGCCACCACGAACTATTGAACATAGAAAAAATATGGCTTTATCGAGAAAAGGAAAAAAGAGCCACTTATGGAAAGGGGGAGTTTCTAATGAAAATAAAAAAATAAGAGCGGGCATTGAATTTCGTCTTTGGCGTGAAGCAGTATTCGTCAGAGATAATTGGACTTGTCAAGAATGTGGAATTCGGGGCTATGAATTACATCCTCACCACATTAAACCATTTGCCAACTTTCCCGAACTTCGCTTCGCAATAGATAATGGATTGACATTGTGTGCGAAATGCCACAAAAAAACTAATAATTATGGAAATCTTAATAAATAAAATATGATAATCACAGATATTATTGCAGAATTAAATACACTTTGTGATAGTAACGACACATCTTATCCTTCGGCGGATAAATTAAGGCGTATAAATTTTGCCTATGAATATATTATTATGCTTATACAGGGTTGCGATGGGCTGTGGCAATTCGATGACCAAAATTATACCGATTTTCCCATTGGCACGACTACGCTTGTAAATTCGCAGAATGATTACGCTTTTGATTCGGCGATGCTGGAAATAGAAAGGGCGGAAGTGAAAGACATAAGCGGTATTTGGCAAATACTTTATCCAATAGATAAATCGCAGATAAATGAAGCAATAGATGAATTTTATAAAACAGACGGGCTTCCTCTGTATTATGACAAGCAAGGAGCGTCAATTATTCTTTATCCCGCTCCTGATAACGGAGTTTCCGTAACTTTGGCTTCGGGATTAAAGATTTATTTCAAAAGAACAGCGAGCATATTTACAGCGGCCGAAGTGACGACAGGCACAAAAGTTCCGGGTTTTGCTTCGCCTTATCATATGATTTTGGCTTATATGGCGGCTATTCCCTATTGTCAGAGTTATAAAAAAGATAGAGTTCCGATGTTAATGGCGGAAGTGGAAAGATTGAAAAAATTGATAATACAACATTATGGGCGAAGAGAACAAGACCGACGGAAATTAATAACGACAGCGGGTATAAATCACAGATAATATGGCTACATTCACAAATCAATCAAAAAATACGGCAAGTTGGTCTAATGCTTCAAAAAATACGGCGGTATTTAAGAAAATACTTAAACACGGTAATGAGAGTTTATTAAGCGATTTGGCGAATTTTACTTTTGAAGATGTGGTTTTTACTTCAGGTGAGAAATTAAAGGATATAACCTTTGCCGATTTAACGCAACAAGTATGGACAAATATAACAAAAAATTAAATTATGAAGAAAGGAAGCAAAATGACAATTAAATCAAGAGAGAAAATGAAAAATGCTAAAAAACGTTTTTTTACTAATGGGGGGATTATTTGGAATAAAGGTAAAAAAATGTCAGAAGAAACAAGAAAAAAAGTTAGTTTATCTTTAATTGGGAAGATTGGAAGAAATACTGGGAATAAACATACAGAAGAATCTAAAGAAAAAATACGACAAGCAAATTTAGGTAAAAGATATTCTCCTAAAACTGAATTTAAAAAAGGTAAATTATCGTTCAAATGGAAAGGGGGAATAAGTAAGATGTTAGGATATAATTCTTTTAGGTCAAGGCATCGTAAAATACAGAAAATAACAAATGGTGGTTCACATTTTTTTACTGATTGGCAAACCCTAAAAGCACAATACAACTGGACTTGTCCTTGTTGTAAAAAACAAGAACCCGAAATTAAATTAACCGAAGACCACATTATTCCACTTTCAAAAGGCGGTTCAGACAATATAGAGAATATCCAACCTCTTTGTATATTTTGTAATCAAAAAAAATATACCCAAATTATTAAATATGAAAAATAATAAAGGATTTATAAATATAATAACAATAATAGGAGTAGTAATTTTAACGATAGTATCATCTATTGGATATTTTTCTTATAAAGAAAATAATTTAGGGGCTACTATATCGCAAACACAACTTACCGATACTATAAATATTTTCCGCACAAATGTAAATTCATCTTTAACAAACATAAATGATGCTTTAAGCAACGCCACAAGTGGCAATCCCGGACACTACCACACTTTATCCAATGACGCTTCGGCGACAGGAACCTTGCCAATAAATAAAGGTGGGACTAATAATTCATCTTCTTTTAATAAGGGATTAGTAATGGCAAGCGGAACTGATGCTTTTAGTTCTTTACAAACCAATGGAGTAGGTTCAATTCCAATCGCTTCTGGAACAGCTTGGGTGGCGAATACTTTAACTGCCGGAAACAATATAACGATAACAAATGCGGTTGGTTCAATAAGTATTGCCGCTTCAAGTTTATTTGGAGGAACTGGAGCTGATGGAGCTTTTGTAGCAACAACCACAGTATTTGATTTAACATCAAGTTCAACCAAAGTCTTTAATTTTTCATCTATTTCAATAACAGGAACAAGCACTGTTTCATTTTCAAATCCTTACGCAAGTGGAACAATTATTATATTAAAATCAAAAGGAGATGTAACAATTACTTGCACATCTGCTCCTTGTATTTATGCCACTTCAACTGGAGCAACTGGCGGTGCGGGTGGTGCCGCACAAACTACTGGCAGTGTTGGCATTAACGGAATAGCAAATATTATTGAAACTACTGGCGGTAATGGCGGG